CTTTTTTGCTGACATCTTGAGTGCAGGAAAAGTTTGGAGAATGCTATCAATAACAGGATTGAATACCTGTATTGCATTCTATTGTATTGATTGAGAATTATAAGTTACGATAAGTTTTATTATTGTAAGTTATCATACTAAGTATTTGATATATAAGGATAATGCAGGAATAAGTATTACCAATAATATGTAATTATCGGAACTAATACTATCATCAATGCATATAAATAGCTTTTTTGGGCATATGGGTAACATCCATATTGGGTAACTGTATAATATTGACCCCCACCCCCCATGTCGGCTCGCTTTACTAACATCCATACAAGGGATAATGACTTATTATGCTAGCAGGGAAAAGGGGGTATGGTAAAAAAGGTACCGATACACAGATTTTTTTTAATATAGTTTCATAATTCCTCCCAAATTATGATAAGAAGGGGTCTATTAGCAACGATAGGCCCCATTTTTTATGAAGATACCAGAAACAACACAAGCAAAGATAGCAAAGTTAACCGAACTTGTAGGGCATGTAAGAGAATTAGAGTCACGAGAGGCAGCTAAAAACTCTTTACTAGGCTATGCTAAGTTTCAGATGGACAATTATAAGTCCCCACCTCATATAAAGCTCTTAGCAAGCAAATTAGAGGCTGTAGAGAGGGGGGAAATTAAGAGGCTAGCTATATTTATGCCTCCAAGACACGGAAAGTCGATACTGACATCGGAGTTTTTCCCGGCTTGGTTTATGGGTAGGAACCCAGATAAGTATATTATCTGCTCTACCTACGCACAAGACCTTGCAGATGACTTCGGGAGGAAAGTTAGGAACCAATTACAGGCAGAAAATTATACAAATATATTTTCTGATACAAAATTAGCTACAGATTCAGCTAGTGTTAGACGATTTCACACTACGAGGGGTGGAGTTTACTACGCAGTGGGTGCAGGTTCTGCAATCACAGGGCGTGGTGCACACTTATTGCTTATAGACGACCCCATAAAGGGGCGTGAAGAGGCAGATTCTCAAGCAATGAGAAAGAACCTACTCGATTGGTATAGGTCTACGGCTTATACAAGGCTAATGCCTAATGGTTCTGTAATACTAATACAAACCAGATGGCATGAGGATGACTTAGCGGGTTGGGTTTTGAAGGAAACAGGACACGAAGGTTGGGATGTAGTAGAATTTCCCGCTATCCTAAACAGTACAACGGCCGAAATGCTTGGATTGGAAGAAGGCGACCCCCTATGGGAAGATGCATATCCAAAAGAGCGGTTAGAAGAAATTAAAAAGACTGTAGGAACAAGAGAGTGGACATCTCTCTATAACCAGACACCATCAATTGAAGAGGGTAACGTCATTAAGAGGTGGTGGTGGAAGTATTGGTCAAAAGAAAAGATGCCCAATATAGAGTATGTCATACAATCATGGGATACAGCGTATACAGCGTCAAGCACATCGGATTATTCTGCATGTACCACATGGGGAGTATTTAGTGGACAAGGCGGTTTCAATGTATTTCTATTAGATTCCTTTAGGGAGAGGTTAACCTTTCCGGAACTAAAGAATGCAGCGATTAGATTATACAATGATATGCAACCAGACCAAGTTCTCGTTGAGGCAAAGGCGAGTGGTTTATCTCTGGTGCAGGAGTTGATGAGAACGGGTATACCGATTACACCATTTAATCCAAAGAGGATGGATAAACTTGCGAGAGTGCACTCAGTGGCACCCTTGTTCGAAAGCGGAAGAATATGGTGTCCGGATACAGATGAGTCGGAGGCAGTTGTCTCACAAGCAGCAGCGTTTCCAAACACAAAGAACGATGACTTGGTTGATTCAATGACACAGGCATTGATAAGATTGCGAAAAGGGTTTATGGTATCACATCCACAGGATATGCCATTTGAAGAGCCTTCTGGGCCGAAAGGGAGTTATTGGTAATGAATGTAAAAGAATCAATTAAGAAGCATGAAGGATTTAGAACAAAGGTATATCTCGATACGCTAGGAAAGCGAACTGTGGGATACGGCCATCTTTGTGTAGAGGATTACTGGGAGGATGATGTTGAGTATACAGAGGCAAAACTCGACAGAGTATTTGAAGAAGATTTTGCAAAAGCGGAAGATGCAGCAAACCGACTTTGCAAAGACAACGGATGCGAGGGCATCCCGCAAGAAGCAAAAAATTTAATTATAGAAATGGTATTTCAACTTGGCCCCACAGGGGTATCCAAGTTCCGCAACATGTGGAAATGTTTGTCAGAAGAAAATATGGTTGGTGCGAGCTATGAGATGCTCGATTCCAGATGGGCAAAACAGACACCTAATCGGGCGAATGAAATGGCAAATCACATGAAGAACATAGAGGTATAACATGTTAGGATTTTTATTTAAGAAAGGTTTAAAACTTACTGGTCTTGGACTAACAGTAAAAGAATTAAACGATTACAGAAAAAAAATGGAGAGTGAGGGTAAAGACCCACTAAGTCCAAAAAACTTTATTGATGAATATGGTAAACCACTTTACGACAGAGTAACTAGTGCTATTCAAGCAGGTCAAGGAAAAGCAGGCGGTGGCATGATGGAAATGCGTAAAAAAGGTATGGGTCTTAAAATGGCTAATGGAGGTTCTGCATTAAAACCAGTACCACCAGACAATAAAGGTTTATCTAAACTACCAACACCTGTTAGAAACAAAATGGGTTTTATGAAAGATGGTGGCATGGTTAAGAAAAGAGCTAAATCTAAATCTAAAAAATCTAGAGGTATGGGTATAGCTAAAAGAGGCGGTAATTTTAAAGGAAGTTTCTAAATGGTAATAACTCCACTAGAGCCAGTTAACCCTTTAATACAAGAAGAGGTTACGATTATAGCAGAGGGAGAGGTAGAACCTCAACCAACTGTAACGGATAATCTGGCAGAACAACTTGATGAGGAAACACTAGACGATATTGCTAGTGAATTAATTGATGCATTCGATGCAGATGTGCGTAGTCGTAAAGATTACGAAGATACCATCAAGAAAGGTATGGAGTTATTAGGATTAAAAATAGAAGATACGACCAAACCTTTTCCGGGTGCGTGTTCAGCACATCATCCAATGATGATTGAAGGAGCAGTACAATTTCAATCACAAGCAATAAAAGAATTGTTTCCATCTGGTGGCCCAGTAAAGACACAGATAGTTGGAGAAAGAGACGAGGGTTCTGTAAGACAAGCAAACAGAATCAAAGAGTTCATGAATTACCAACTAACGGAAACAATGGAAGAATACTTTGATGACTTCGACCAGATGCTATTCTATCTTCCTATTGTTGGTAGTTGCTTTAAAAAAATATACTACGATGAAAGTTTAAAAAGACCTGTATCAAGATTTATACCAATTACAGATTTTGTTATATCATACAATACAACAGATTTAAGAACCTCTGGTAGATATACGCATATCATTCGCATGACACAAAACGAACTGCGAAAGAAAATTGCTAATGGTTTCTATATGGATATGGAAACTGATATGAATCCAGAAGAGGATGACTCAAACGATATAACACAAAAGATACAAGACATAGAAGGTATTACACCTTCAAAGAATTATCAGAAGGATGGTAGATTTACTATTCTTGAAATGCATGTAGATTTAGATGTGCCCGGATATGAAAAAGATTTTGCATGTCCATACATTGTTTCAATTTGTAAAGAAACAAGACAGGTATTATCTATTCGTGCAAACTTTGAAGAAGACGACCCAGACTTTAAAAGAATACAACACTTCGTGCACTATAAATTTTTGCCGGGTTTTGGTTTTTATGGTTTAGGTTATGTACACTTACTAGGTAATCTTCAAAAGTCAGTTACAACTATACTTCGCTCATTAGTTGATGCAGGACAGTTCTCTAACTTACCGGGTGGCTTTAAAGCTAGAGGCATGCGTGTGGAAGGAGAACAACCTGTAGGTTTTGGTGAGTTCAGAGATGTAGAGGGATACGGAGAAGATATTCGTAAGTCTATTGTTCCTTTACCTTTTAAAGAGCCATCGCAAACTTTATTTGCATTACTTGGTTCAATGACACAAGAAGGTAGAAGACTAGCTGCAATTACAGATTTACAAGTTGGTGACATGAACTCAAATGCACCTGTAGGAACTACGATTGCTTTATTAGAACAAGGCATCAAGGTTATGTCTTCTATTCACAAAAGACTACACAAAGCACAAAGAGAAGAGTTTAAAGTTATTGCAAGAATAAACCAAGACTTTATGCCAGACTATTATCCTTACAGAATAGCAGGGGATAGTCGTTTCATATTTAAAAAAGATTTTGATTCTAACATAGATATACTCCCTGTGTCAGACCCAAACATCTTTTCTACTGCACAAAGAGTTTTACTTGCACAAACACAATTACAAGCGGCAGCAGCAGCTCCACAAATACACGACATGAAAGAGGCATACAAAAGATTGTATGAAGCTCTTGATGTAAAAAATGTAGATGAGATACTGTTACCGGAAATGGGTGCAAAGAGAAAAGACCCTGCAACAGAAAACTATGCAATGATGTATGGTAGACCAGTGAAGGCATATGCATCACAAGACCATGATGCACACATAGCAGTTCACCAAGCTATGCTTAGTGACCCAACTATGACTCCACAGTCACCACAACTTGCACAAGCACTAGCAGGAACTATTTTATCTCATGTTCAAGAGCACATGGCTCACAAGTATAGAACACTTGTTATGACACAGAGTGGTGCAGATTTACCACCTGCTCCAGAGTATGATAAATCTAATCCGGGCAAAGACGAACAGTATCCGGAAATGACACCAGAAATGGAGAACGAGGTTGCTAAACTACAGGCACAAGCAGCAATGCAAATGTCTCAACAAAATCAGCAAGCGGCACAGCAGGCAGCACAGCAACAGCAAATGGCTGACCCTCGTGTCCAAATTGCAATGCAGGATTTAGCAATTAAGAAACAAGAAGCTGACAGAAAAGTTATGGACTCTCAAGCGAGAGCAGAAGCTAGAAACAGACAACTTGAAATGCAAGAACAAAAAGAGGCAGCAGATGCACAGATTGATATTGCAAAATTAGAATTAGACAAAGCAAAAGCAGAATCAGATATTCAATTAGATGCTTCTAAAATAGAATCTAATGAAAGAAGAGATGCATTAAGAGCTAGAGCAAACAAGTCTTTGGCAAGAGAAAAGACTATGAGTGAAATAGCAAAACAAAATATGAAGGACAAACAATAATGGTTTTACCACTTTTACCTTTTATACCTGCGGGTATAGCAGCACTAGGAGGAGCAGGAAGATTTTTTAATTCTCCAACTGGACAAAGAGCAGTGCAAGGTGGAATACAAATGTTTCGTAATTTACCAACAACACTTCAAGGTTATATAAATCCTTTAAGTCAAGCAGTGGGAGGCCCACAATTTGCTGCAAGACCATTAACTGCAACAGGTGCAGCGATGACTGCTTTAGAAACACCGGGTCTTATGGTTGACGCTGCAAGAGGTATGGGAGTTGGTTCTGCTGAAGCTGATGAACCAGATGCTGCTGACATAGAAGAAATGTTAGAGGAAGAAGAAGATAAAAAGAAAAAGAAAAAAAAGAAAAAAAAGAAAAAGAAAAAAGAAGAAAAGGATGAAGAACCATCATTAGATATTATACCTATGAAAAAAGGTGGATATGCTAAAAAGAAAAGAAAAAGAAAACCATACAAACCATCATCTTTTGTTAAGATGAAAGGTAGAAAACGATATATATAGGAGAAACCAATGTTAAAATTTTTATCAAACATGTTAATTAAAGCAGGCTCTGCAATTAAGCCTATGAACGCTAAAGAAATGTTAAAAGAAAAAGGCATTAATACTTTAGATGATTTGCAAAAATTAACTAAAAAAGAATTATTTAAAAAATTAGGAGTAAAACCAAAAAGTCTTACAAAAACTGCAATAACAGCAGGAACAGGTGCGGGTGCTACACTAGGAGCACAAAAATTTACAGGTGATGTAAAAGAAGAAATGGAAAAAAGTAGAATGGCCGGTGGCGGTATGGTGAAGAAAAGAGCCAAGACTAGAACTAAAGTGTCTAGAGGAACTGGAGCAGCTATTCGTGGTAAAAAATTTAAGGGTGTATTTTAGTGGGCATTAAAGATGCATTAAAAAAATTAGAGGAATCTGTTAGAGAAATTCCTCTATTACCGAAAGAATCAAAAATGCTAAGAGAAGAAAATGAAAGATTAAAAAAATTATTCGCAAAATATTCTAAAAGAGTAAGAAAAAAAGCAAATGGAGGAGAGATTAAAATAAAGAAAAAACCACTATCTCCAAGACAAAAGGAATTAATTGATTCTGCAAATAGAATTAGAAAACTAGAAGCAGCAGAAGAAAGAACTAAAGGTATTACACCAAAAGTAAAACCAAAGAAACCTATTGTTCCAAAGAAAAAACCTAGAAATGGTATAAAAGTAAGAGGTACAACATTTAAAGGTATATTTTAATGCTAACAAAGTCTAAAAAGAAAAAAGTAAAAAAAGTTATTAGTAAATTAAAAAAAGCTTCTAAGGCACATGCCGGACAAGCTAGAACACTACAAAGGATAATTAAAAAAAAATAAGTGGAAATTACTAAATTTATTAAACATGTCTCTGCAAAGATAGACAAACAGGTAACCGATAGAAAGGATGCCTTTGCTCTTGGTAAAATACCAGAGCAAGATTATAGAAAAGTTGTAGGTGAATTACAGGGTTTGCAAATCGCTAGAGATTTGATAAGGGAATCTTCTAAATACATAGAGGAAGATGATGAGTAGCACAACTTTTAAACTAGAAGAAATAGAATTAAAAAACGACAAGTACCCAAAACCAGTTGGTCATAGAATACTTATAAAAGTATTAGATGTAGCTAACAAAACTAACATGGGTATATATTTACCAAGCAAGTCTTTAGAAGACCACAGAGCGATTGCATCAATCGGTAAAGTTATAGAGATTGGTGCTGATGCATACAAAAGAGATGACATGACACAATCTTGGTGTGAACTAGGTGACTATGTTATGTTTGGTAAATATGCAGGTCATAGATTTAAGTACGGACAAGTAGAACTTAGAATTATGAACGATGATGAGATTCTGGGAGTAGTTCCAGATATTAACGAAATAAGTTAGTTTATTTCGACTAGCTGTTATTACAACAGCGTAAAATTCTTAGGAGAAACCTATGCAAATTATACATGACTCTTCGGCTAAAAAGCCGATGCAAGTTGTTGATGATGGCAAGGAGGAGAAACTCAAGGAGTTTGATGCAGAAGAAGCATTAGAAACTATAGAGGAATCTGAACAGCCAGAAGAAACGACAGACGCTGATGAGCCAGAGGCTCAAGAAGCGAAGGTTGAAGAAGAGAATGAAGAGGAGGTTGTAGAAACTAAGTCCGAACCTGTAGAGGAGAAAGATGAAGAAGAACAACCAAAAAAGAAATCTAGACTTCAACGAAGAATAGACGACCTTGTTAGGCAGAAGAGCGTCTATGAAAATGAGCGTAATCAATATGCATCTAGAATACAACAACTAGAAGGTGAATTACAAAAAAACAACACACTTAATAAAGATTACAAACAACTTCAAAAGAATCACTATACGAGCAGACTTGAATCAGCCGAGAAACTTTTGGAGAAAGCACGCAGCGAACATAAATCTGCACATGAGGCAGGAGACTCTGAAGGTATCTTGAGAGCAGCCGAATCAATTGCAGATGCAAAAGTAGAAATAAAGTCTTTGGAAAATCAAAAACATCTTTTTGATGCTCCAGAGGTTGAGGCACCAGTGTATCCATCGGTTACACCACAACCACAACAACAAGCTACTCAGCAACAAGCAGCAGCACAACCAGACCCTAGAGCCTTGCAATGGGCCCAGAGTAATTCATGGTTTGGTCAAGATGCAGCTAAAACGGGAGCAGCGTATGCAATCGATGCCCAACTAAAAATGGAAGGATACAATCCCTCGTCTGAGGAGTATTATTCTGAATTAGACTTGCGAATAGAGGATGCATTTCCTGTTATGAAGAAGGAAGTAAAACCACCAAAGCAAGTCGTAGCGAGTGTATCTCGTGGACAATCCGCACCTAAGAAGGTCTCTTTGACCCCTAACCAAGTGGCAATGGCTAAAAGACTAGGTGTGCCCCCAAATGAATATGCCAAGTTTGTGAGGAACACAAATGACCAATAAAAATAAAACATCGTCTGATGCGAGTACATCTAGGTCTCATCAGAAACGAAAAATAACTTATACACCTCCTTCATATCTAGATGCTCCAAAACCTAATGTCGAAGGCGTTAAATACAGATGGTTGAGAGTGAGTGTGGGTGGGGAGGATGACGCTCGAAACATAGCTAAACGTAAGCGTGAAGGCTATGAGTTTGTTAAAAAAGAAGAGCACCCCGATTTTGATGTCCCTGTACACGAGTCTGGAAAATACGCAGGCGTGATTGGAAGTGGGGATTTAGTTCTAGCTAAAATTTCTGAGGAAATGGCTGATGCAAAAAATGAGTATTTTGAAAATAAAACTCAAATGCAAACAGAAGCCGTTGACAATGATTTGTTAAAAGAACAAAATCCATCAATGCCAATAACACAAAGGCGTAATAGTTCTGTATCTTATGGTAAAAAGAAAGGTGCAGAATAATTTAGACGAGAGTGCGGGTTTAACTATTTAACAATTAGGAGAATAATATGGCTAATGTAGATGCCGCATTCGGTATGAAACCAGTGAGACATTTAACAGGCGGACAAATTCGTGCTAATGAGTATAAAATAGCTAGCGGAACATCATCTAATATTTTTAATGGTGATTGTGTAAAATTACTTGCTACTGGCTACATTGATGTAGCAGCAGCAGGAAATAGAATATTAGGTGTATTCGCAGGAGCTCAATATACTGCATCAGACGGAGAAGTTAAGTTTGTTAAATACTTCCCAACTGGAACTACTACTCAAGCAAGTGGCGATGTCACTGCTTACATTTATGACGACCCTAACATCGTTTTTGCCGTGCAATCAGCAGGTTCTGCTGACTTTGCAGACATAGGCAACTTAGCTGACATTGTTGTCGGCTCTGGCGATACTCTTACTGGACAAAGTAGAGTAGAAGTTAGTGGAACAACAGGAACTGGTACTGCAAACTTACGAATCCTTCGTAAATTTGACAGTCCAAAAAACTCGTACGGAACCAATGGTATCCTTGAGGTTACAATTCATGAACATGAACTTAACCAACATATTGATGCTGATGGAACTGTGGGCGTATAATAGGAGAATAATAACATGGCTGTTATATCAAGAACCCAACTTGTAAAAGAGTTGGAACCGGGACTCCACGCCCTTTTCGGTATGGAGTACAAAAGATGGGAGCGTGAACACGCTGAAATCTTTACAGAAGAAACATCAGACAGAGCTTTTGAAGAGGAAACTCTTATCACAGGCTTTGGTGCTGCACCAACTAAGTCAGAGGGTGC